ACTCTTCCTAAGCATGGATTTAAAATTGGTAGTCAGTATTATGGACGAGATATTCGAGAGATGTTTATTCCTCGCCCCGGATATGTTTTGATAGAAGGAGATTTATCTCAGGCGGAAGCTCGGGCGGTTGCAGTAATGGCGGAAGATTATGAACTAGTTAAGGCATTTGATGTTTATCCTGGGGTACATAAACTAACCGCATCATGGATCTATGATTGTAAACCTGAGGATATTCAAAAGGGGACTAATGAATATCATATGGGAAAGACCGTTCGTCATGCTGGAAATAACAATATGAAAGAATGGACTCTCTCTGAACAAACTCATATTTCTATTACCGCCGCGCGGGAACTTTTAGAGAAATTTCATAGAAAATCCCCTAATATTCGTGGAATTTTCCATAAAGAGATCAGAGATATTGTTAGGCAAACTCGTCAGCTTGTAACTCCATTTGGACGCAAAAGGGATTTCTTTTCAAAATTAGATGAGAATTTGTATAACCAGGCGATTGGCTATATTCAACAATCAGCTATTTCAGATCAAATTAAATTTGCAATGCTTAGGGTAGAGGCTCGTTTACCGTGGGTAGAATTTATTTACGAAGGTCATGATTCTGCAATGTCTGAAGTACCTGAAAATAAGATTGATGAGTATTGTAGTGTTTATACTGAGGAAACTCAGAAACCAATTAATTTTTCAAGATGTAGTTTATCTAGGGATTATGATTTATTAATTCCTGTAGAGTTAGAAATAAGTGGTACAAATTGGAACGAAATGAGACCATATAAAAAATGAAAGCTCTGACTCATGAAGTTGTAGATGCCACAGAATTTCCAATGGAATGTGAAAGATTACCAAGAGGATCACTGAGTGAATTGATTGAGATCGTACATCATTTACCTTCAAATAAAGCCGTGCGGTTTATTATAGAAGGTAGTGTATTACATATTACACAACATCTTAGAAATGCGGCAACGAGAAAGGGATATAAGATCTCAATTGCAATAAGAGCTAATTATATCTATATAGGCAAAGGATAATGGAAATCTCACTTTCATCTCTTTCTATAATTTTAATTATCTTAATTTTTATTTTTTCATTCATTTTACTTCGTGAATCGGATTATTAATGACATTTGTAGATAGGTTCATAGCTTATAATACAGAAGCGGAATCTCCTACTTCATTTTGGCGTTGGGCTGGATATGCTTGTGTTGGAGCGGTTCTAAGAGATAATATTTACTTTGAACATGGTATTAAAAGAACGTATCCTAATATTTATGTAGTTTTATTAGCTGATTCAGCGGAGCATAGAAAATCAGTACCGCTCGAACAGGTTTCTAATTTATTACATGAGATAAAAAATACTAAGATTATTCAAGGTAGAACATCAATTCAAGCAGTTATTACAGATTTGGCCAATTCTGAAATGAACCCGCGGACGGGGGAGATGATTAAAGGAGGATCATGTATTTTATGCGCTGGTGAATTATCAGCATTTTTCGTGGATGATCCACAATCTATCCGTATTTTAACAGATCTTTATGACTTTAAAAAGGAATATGTAATGTCATTAAAAGGATCTGGTAAAAGTACGGTTAAGAATGTGTGTTTATCTATGTTAGCCGCGTCAAATGAAACACTTCTGAAAGAGGTTTATACCAACAAAGCTGTTTATGGAGGTCTATTAGGTCGAACTTTTTTCATAAAGCCCGATGAATTTAGACCAGGTAATTCTCTTTTAAAAGTAGATATGTCGCGCTACGATATTAAACCTCTCGTTAGTATTCTAAGAGATATATCTGGTATGCGCGGTGTAGTTACAATTACAGATGATGCAGTTAAACTTTATGATACATGGTATTTATCGCTTAGAAAATCCTACCAAAATAAAAAGGATAGAACTGGAGTATTGGGAAGAATACACACTGGAGTATTAAAAATATCGATGATTATCGCCGCGGCGGAGTTTAGGTCAACTGAAATAACAAAGGAGTGCGTTGATAAATCGATTGATGAATGTTCAAAATTATTAGTTAATTATGAGGAGTACGCATCGAGTATGGGAAATTCAAACGTAGCACAAATTGGAAGTATTCTATTAGCAGAGTTGTGGAAGAGTCCCAATAAGACAATTTCTCGTAAAGAGTTATTGTTAAAATATTGGGTTGATTTCACAGCTAAAGATCTAGATGAATTGATTTCAACTTTAGAACAAGCGGGAATGATTAAGACCATTCTCGATGGAAATGAGTGTACTTACAAAATGACAGACAAATGTCAGAAAGTATTTTCAGAACAGGTGAAATAATGGAAAAAGATTTTCACGGTGAATGGATATTGAGAAATGGAATGAAAGCAACTATAGGAGATAAGATTGGAGATGAGTGGCGGGGTAGAATTATAGATTTAAATCAACCCCACCACTGGGACAAGAATGGCAATTCTTATAAACCAGATTATGATTTATGTGAGCGACGGAGATCTCTAGAACAAAAATGGTAACTGAATTTAAAGAAACTTCAATATGTAAATGGGATATATGGTTACTAAGATATATGAAAAATATGGAAGAATTTGATAGACTTAATTTTAGAAAATCTGATTGGTTTCGTAAATATGTTAATCGCCATCCTATTTTACTGAAATGCCAGGATCTGCTTCACTAAACTGGGGCATATTTATTCTACCATTATTTATAGTTCCTTCACCAAGTTCTGTACCATTAGGAGCTAATAAAGTAACCTGTAAGCCCTTAAGTCCAATGAATAACTCTTTAGATAATCTCTTAGCTGCCGGAGACTCAGGGGGAAGTTTCATTAAATCCGCCGCAATCTTAGCAACTTTGGGATTATTTAATACAGCTTTAGAAAATTTATTCAAACCAATAAGAGCACCACCCAAAGCTAGAGCAGACTGTGCTCCAGTAGGTAAATCTGTTTTAGCTCCAACTGCCATTCCTACTATTGCGGGGGTTAAATATAAACTAGCACTTGCCGCTCTAATTCCTAAAGCTGTTAATCCTTGCATAGAAGCATTAGGATCTACATGTTGAATAGTAGAGAAAAGATCTCCAATCGCCGAACGTTCTTCTGTAGAAAATACTTTTTTTACAAAGGGACTAGTAGTATAAGTTGCAAATGAATCTTTAGGTATATTTCTACTAACTTTACCTTCTGATTTATATGCTGATTCAAATATATCCGAAAGATAATTTGCTGCTAGTAATTTTCTAGCCGGTTCTCTATCGTCCGGTCGCAATCCTTTAAAAAGAAGATCAATTTCTTGTGGATCTTTTAGAGATTGAAAATATTTAATTGTATTGATTTTACCTGCTAGTAAATCGGATACAACTGGTAGTTCTTCAAAAGATGTTTTATATCTAACTGTGAGGGAATTACGTTTTTCTAATGCTTTCAATGCTTCTGCACTACCATTTCGCCAGTTGCCCACGGAATTTTTGATATCCTCATCTACCAATTTCCATAATCCTTGAGTTTTACCTTCCACTCTATTAGGAAATGTATGCTGAAATCCTTTACTTCCTAAAACACTTTTTAATTCTAATGCTTCTGATATACTAATTGGTCCGTTAGTTCCCATAATATCAATAACTTTTTTATAATATGGTTTATCAGCCTCAGCAACAGTATTCATACTAAAATCTTTAATAGACTCCATATATCTTCTCATTTCATCTTTAGAGCGAGATAGATATATAGGACCAGAAACTCCATTAGAGATTGGTTGTCCACTCTCATTTAGTCTAGGTCTAGTAGCATTTAATTCTCCAATATTTTTAACAATAGTATCTTTAGCTTTTACCTGCCCTTTCAAATCTTCATACCCCGCTCGGGTAAAATCCTTAAATTGTATTGCTCTACCCTCCAAACTTGTGATAGGAGTTAGGTCAGATATCTTTTTAGTAAAATCACTTTGTAAATAATTCTGTTGTTCATTAATTATTTTGCGGCTATTAAATGGAGCGGTGATATCGCTAATTACTTTTGCGGCTGGATTACCAGTTGTATCTGCAAGTCGGACTGGAAATTCAGGGTTATTCTGAATATAAGATTTAAATTCTTCAGGGACATTAGAATTAATTGCTTGAGATTTATTATTTCCTGTCAATAATCTAGCTAATTTAGTTTTAAATGGAAGTCCACTATTACCAGAGATCATATCCCGCAGCACGGTTGGAATATTGAACGCAGCATTGATTCCAGCATCTTTAAGTATAGATGGACCTACATCTCCTAGAGTTTTAGCATCCGGAGTACCAAACATCTCAGGCGCCATTGTTTGTAAAGACTGTCCAGCGGCTGATCCTGCCATTCCACCGGCAAGAGTACCTGCTAATCCCGCTCCAGGAATAGGATTTGAGGCTACACCTGTCGCCCCACCCATTGCGCCTAGAATTGCAGTTAAAGCTGGAGTTACAGCATTTCCACCAACAGGAATTCCATTTAAATTAAGATCTCTAAATTTATTTGCAATTGATTTATTAGGATCACCAAGTTGATTAGTAAGACCTTCTGCTGTATCTACATTAGGAATATAACGTAGCCAAGGAAATTTATCTAATACTTTTGTAGCGTCAGATTTATAAGGATCAACTTTAATACCTTGTGCGGTATCTAACATTGAAGGTTCTTCAGAAGGATAATTAATTGGCCCAGCGGCTGAATTAATTTCCGGTTTAGCCATCAATTGATGTTCATATAGTTTTCTAATCTGTTCATTTAAAAGAACTTCATTAGGAGCATCAATCTCATACTTACTACCTGAAATATCTACTTCATATTTAGGCATTAATTTATTCTCCTAACTTTAACCCCAGGGATAGAAATACTATCAGATTTAGGTGTATTTTTAAGTCTATTTTTAATAGCTACCTGTTGTTCTGGGGATGCACCAGAAATAATATTATTAATAGTTTTATCAATTATTTTTTCCATCTCGGCGGCTGAATTAGCATTCCAATTAAAAGGATCTACCATAGAGGGCATCCATCCCCGCATTCTAGCTGCATCTTGATTACTAAATTGTCCCCGCTCGCCACCTATAGCTTTACCAACTCTTCCTAAAGTACCTTCAATAGATTTTCTAAGAGCAGCAGCTTCAGGATCTTTAAACCTATCAATAAGACCTAATTGAGAATAACGTTTAGCTAGTCTTGTATATAGATCTACTAATGGATATGCCGCGCCTGCATCATTAACAACTTTTATATCATTAGAATTAGGAAGTTTCCATCCTTGAGCTTCTGCTTCTCCAGTTATTAATGTGCGTTGTTGAGGATTAAATCCTTCTTTAGTAAGATTTTCAATTGGTTTTGTCCAATCAAAGAATCCTCTTGTCGTAGTTTTAATTCTCTCTGGATCAATACTATTTTTATCAACTTTATTTATTTTAGCAGCAATCTTCATTTGATCAGAAGATAGTTTTGCAGCGGCCCTAACTTTTTCTCTTTCCATAGCCGCGGCATCTTTAGTTGTTTGTAATCCTGATTGACCTGAATTTTTTAATTTTTGAAGTTCTATAGCACTACTATCTTTAATAGCTTGGGTTGCAATTACTTTATCTAAATCCGATTTGAATTTAGCAGATATAGATGGTCCTTCAATTTGAGCTTTATATTGCCCCATAGCATAAGGGGTTGGGCCAGTTAAAGGTTTCTCCATATCCGCAGGCCAAATTTGTTGTCTTGACGCTGGAGTTTGCCCAGTTGGATCTGATGTATCAATTAAAGGAGTTCCAGGAATAACACCACTAGCCATTCCTTGCATTCTTTTTAACTCTAAATCAGCTTTTTGAATCATCATTCGAGATTCAGCTTCTTTAGATCTAGCATCATTCATGATCTTATCAATATTAACTCGCTGTTGACCTAGATCATATTGCTGCTGCATTTGTTCTTGCTGCTGTTGAAGTTGTTGACGTTTTAATTGTTCGTCAACCATACTTTCATGTTGTTTAATTGCAGCATCACGACCCTGGATAAATGCTTGAATTACAGGATTCAATTCCATTAGTTACCCCCACCATAAGATCCTAGAATTGCTTTCAAATAATCAGGAATAACATAATCACCATTACCACCATTAGGATTACCAAAACTACTTGCAGGTGATTGTACTCCTTGTCCATTTTTCATTTGATTTTGTGCCCACTGCCACCCAAATGTATTTGCCAAACCTTGTCCAATTCCACCAACTAATCCAGCAAGAGGAGCGCCAGGCTGAGAACCAACAGTAGTTCCATTAGAATCAGTTGTAGATTGTCCAGTAGTATTAGAATCTGAACTCCCAAAAGATTCAGATTGTCCCGAACTTAATTGACCAACTGGCAAACCTTTAAAGAAATTCATAAGATTTGTCATATCTTCATTCTGCATCTGCCGTTGAAGAATTGGAGCGGACGATCTAAGGTTGACAATATCTCCAATTCGACTACTCTCATTTGCTGCCGCACCAAAAGCACCCATTGGAGATCCTGATAACCCTCGTGCGGCGAGTTGAGCTTGGATAATCTTTTGTTTAAGATCCGCGCCAGAATTAATTTGTTTCATTCCAGCCGCGATGTATGGATCTACGTTTTGAGATTCTTGAGTCTTATTCATCAATTTCCCAAGAATATAATTCTTAATGTTTCCCTCATAGCCCCCATATTGTGGCATTGAAGAATTAACATAAGACTGATTTTGTCTCTGTTGACTAGTCGTATTCTGATTCTGATTGGTTACAGAATGTTGAGTTTGCTCTTGTTTTTGTTTAACTCGTCCGCCAAATAATCCAGCAAGTCCAGAAATTCCGGCGGTAATCAAAGGTATGGCGGCCGTCCATCCATACTGGATATTATTGTAGTCAATATTAAAGTCCATTATTTCTCCTAGTATGCAAAACAATCTAAATCTTGTGCGGTATCTGTATAATTATTTTTACCAAGAACTATACCGCCATAACCTTCAGGTAATCCAAATACGATAGAATGCTCATAATCTACTACTGGAAATACTAAATAGTTAGGATTTGGAATAAAAGATTGAGTATCAATATCCCAAATAAACTCAGTTAAAGGACTAGTATAATCAGTCGTCCGCGCGGGGGCATTAAAATCTATCTCCTCATGCACTTTTATAGACATTGGAAGATAATCAGTTGTAACATCAAATAACATTATAACACCAAAGTTCCTATAGTTTGATCGAAGCTCTCAGGAACAGACTGAGTTACTGGATATAAAGTAATTCCGGCATGATATTCAATAGTTTGCGGTGCATCTACTTTATTATATGTCTCAAATGAATTTAACAATCTTCCTAACATGGTATGAGTAGGATTTATCCATTGGCCTTCTTCTAATGTAATAAATACATCAGACATTTGAGCTTCACCAGAAATCCATTTAACTGAGTCATTAATATAACCAAGACTTTTATATCTTAAACACAAGATACGAAGAGTTTTATTTCTAGTAGCTATTTCATCTTTATAAGCATATGTTAGTACACCTTGAGTCTTCATATTGTATTTAAATGAATAACCACAAATACCATATGCAGCATCTTTCATTAATGCACCGGCGTGGATACTTTGCCATTTAACTCCATCAGGAATTACTACTAGAGCATAAGGAGTTACATACATATAATTCGTATAGAGATTACCATAGAATCTACCATAAAAATTACTATATTGATCGGCGAATGAATCTTTTTGTATTGGTTCAGTATACGAAGTATTATATATCTCTGAGTCATCCTTAGCAAATGCTACTTTAATTTCACCTTGCTGAGATAAAGTCGCGGCCGGTGGAGTTCCAATATAAAAATGACTCTTAGTATTCGATCCAGTTGGAATTTGAGAAGATAACGAATATCCTCCCCACCCAGAAGGCATTGCTCTACATTGTAAAGATACACCCATTCCCCAATTTAAGACTGTATTACCTATAAAGGGATATACTAACTCCATATAATAAATAGTATTTGGATAAGTTCCAGCGGATGTCCACTCCCGGTTTATAAATGTTCCTCCATAACCTGGATATTTACTATTAATTATGCCTGCAATAGTACGTAAAACAATTAGCTGAGATGGATGATAAGAGTCTAACATTTCAATATCATCCCAAGTCCATCCAAGCGGAGGTACCCAGGTAGAAGATTGTTTCTCAATTATTGCTTTACCCTTACCATCTATATAACTTCCTAAGCCTAAAGGTAATGGACCATTTCCAGAAAAAGCACAGTAATCTAGTGGAACCGCTTGATTATAAAGAGTATGAGGATAGAAAGAATAAAATACCTGTCTACATTTATGAGATGTTCTATTCCATCCTACATCGTAAGCTTTATTAGCAATATCATTAATTAATATATCATTATCATATACTGATCCAACGTGACTTGAAAATGTTTCTCTATCTACTCTCAACTTACACCACCCGTTACGAATGCAAGAGATCCCAGAGTACTTAAATGGGAATAATTAATCCATGAGTGATTATCAAGAGTAAATATAGAATCACCAACAACTGAACCATTTACAATCATAGCATCCCAAAGAAATCCCATAATTCTAGCTACGGTTGTTGATTGTAATCCCCAAGCACAAAAAGGTGGACTAATAATTGGGTCACCTTCGGGATATCTAGTCTGTCCCGCCACGGAATAAAATAACATTCCAAAATTACCAATGTAAGAAATATTATATACAGCTTGTGATTCCCAACTCCTAGATACTATGCCATGTAATTTACTATTCAAATGTAAATAGAAATTATTCTGTCCATATAAATGGACTAAACCATTTCTAAATGTGTCAATCGGAATAGAGATTATAGCATCAATTAGACCAATTCTTTCTTGTACAAATCTAGGTACTTGTAAGGTTGATACTATAATTCCAAGTTGATTTAATGCCGGATTTTCTCCAACAGGTAGAAACATAACTAATTGATAAGGATTAACAATAATTGTATATTTAGTACCCCAGAGATTACTTTGATTATCTTTAGTAAGAAGTTGATGAACATACATTCCATTATGAAAATCAGTCCAATCAGCATTCCCCGCTTGAACAGTAAGATTTCCATTTCCCCATTGTCCCAGTTTAATTCGTACTTTTCCACTATAATCTTCCAGAGGTAATCCAGCTCTCCAAGGAGATTGTTTTGAGATATAATCTCCTTCAGCTAATCTAGTCCAGCCGCCACGGATTAATGTTGTCTCTAATCCACTTTTTAAACCACTATAAGTAGCGCTAGAAACTTCCATAGTTACAGTATGATTAGTATAAGCGGCAATGTCGGGGCGAAGATTTTCAATCATGTTCGTTTAATCTTTAATTTAATTACTACCATGCTACCTGGATTAGTTACACCTATTTGGGTAATATTTAAATTTAAAACATCACCTTCGTAGATATTAGCTATCAAGAAATCAGATTTAGTTTGAACCTCTTCATTCCCATCTAGCATATTAAATGTAACTATTGTATCTTCCACGCCTTCATGTAATCTAGTTATAGAAAATATTAGATCTGATCCAGTAGGAGGAGATGATGCAATAGCAAAACACTTAATAAACATCCCATTAAAAGGTGAAATGTAGTAAGGGCAAACCTTATCCCCAACGATTACATTCTGATTAATTCCTACACCAAATACACAAATATCATAATCGACCGCACTAGATACATTACGATCTTGACTGGCGATACCAGCATTGGATTCTTTTGGTAGTTCTTTGCGGACGACAACATCATAATCATCTTTTGAAGGATGAACATTCGTAATTCTACGTTGATTCAAATCCCAAGTCTTCGCCTTAAACTCATTGATTGAGTTTTCAATATCGCGGAGAACTTGTTGAACATCTTCGAAGCTACGAATTATTCGCATTGATTTTATTCCAGCTAACTACCTGAGTCTTACCAGAAGTATTAACTCTAACATCTAAATCATAACGGTGAAATGGTTGCGCGGTTGGTCCTAATTCTATTCTAAAGATTGTACCTAAAATAGTCTTAGGAAGATTAATCTCATAAACATCATCCTTGCCGCCGATCACTTTTTGATATACTGTATGAATTCCATTACTAGAAGTTGAATTTGGTGACGTTGATTCCGTTTCAGATAAAATTTTAATCTTCAAATCCTCAGTCGCGGTGGGTATGAGTCTAAGTCTAATTGTAAGAAGTTTACCAATTGTATCAAATCTAAATGGTCCAATTTGATCGAATTTCTTTGCAACGGGAAGAACTTCTACTGACTCAGGTTTCAACATTTGATAGAATTCAAAGTAATTAGATCCTTTAATTTCAACCGCAAAATCCGTTCCGAATATATCTGATTCAAAATAATGAAATACAGTACCTTTAGAATTGCTATTTAAGACAGAAGATAATTGGGGTATTTTATCTACTATTGGAGTAATAGTTACATCATATCCGTTTGTATTAATCTCTAAAGGTAAAGTTCTAATTCTCTTAGGAGCCGCGACTCCAAAATTAGTCTCCGGGCTGCGGTACTCTTTCAACATATCAGGTAGAACTTCTAAATGTTGTGGAGTAATAGCTCCATAGAATTCAAACTCCTCATCAACTAAAGATTCTAATATTCCACCAATATCAATCCCAATAGTATCGACAAGAAAATAATAAGGTACGGTTCGCTTTGTTGTAGTAGAGAAATCTAAACTCGGGTACGAGACTCCATCAATTATTGGTGTAAAACGTACTTGATATCCACGGGTATTGATTTGGAATTTATAGCTAGAATGTCGTTTACGATTGGGATTACCATAGTCATTACTTGGTATAAGAAGGTATTTCGTTGGGACTGGTAATTTTTCTGATACAATCTCATTGGTATTAATTCCATAATATTCAAAAGGTCCGCCGCTCAGATATCCACCAATATCCAATCCTACAGTATCCTCAGTAAAATAATGGATATGAGTACCTTTACGATCCAAATTAATTAATGAAGTAGCTTTTGCAGCTCCATCAATATAAGGAGTAAGAGTTACATTATTTCCAAGAGTATGAATTACCAAGGGATAATTGATGAATCGTTTTCTTGAAGAAGTATTTAAATTATCATATGGAATTCTAAGCGAAGTCAATTGTTCAGGATATGCATCATACTCAAAAGTGTAATTGATAATGCGACAAGTTGTTAAAGCATACCCAATTATAATAATAGAGAATCTAAATCCAATTCCTACTATTTGAGCTATATCAATTATCTTTTCTTCAATCTCATTAAATTGATACTTACCTAATGGATAAGTAGTTCCATCCTTAATTACATAGATATCAACAGGATTATTACCTGTATCCATTGTAATTTTAAATGTGAAAGACTCTTTTCTATTTCGCGGCTGTTGATTATCGTCCGCAACAGTCTGAAAATAGATTCTTTGTCCAGTGGTTTCATCTAACAAAGTACCAGTATAGATTTCTCTAATATAAGTACCACTGCCCCAGCCATATCCCGCAAGTACAGTTCCATCCTCTTCAGTATAAAGTACAATAGGATCTGTAATGTAGGTGTACCAATAACCTTTTTTAAGATCATAAACAAAAGTCATCCGCTCGCCATTTTTAAGCGGGGCGGTGGTAAATAATCTACCTTTACCAATAGTCATAGTATAATCACCACGACCATCAGGAAGTATAGAAATACCTGAATAATTAACTACTGTGGCATCCGTGAAGAAATTATTGAGTCCGGCGGAAATCAAGGTGGAATAAGATCCATTTGTAGATCTCCATCCATCTGCTGCCATATAAAAGATTGCTCCACCTTCTGCCGCAAATTGATGACTTATAGATGGATGTGCTTCTCCAATGGATTTTGTACTAATGTTTAAAGAACCATCGGGCAGTGGTGTAAAGTCTCCAGTAATTAAATAAAAATCTCTTGTAGTCGCAAGGAGAAGAACCCCTTCAGAAAGTTTAGTTAAGAAAAGATTCTTCTCACCTTGCGCTCCCCCAACCTTAATTGTATATCTTATATCGATTGAATCTGGATTCATTATATCGCTAATGAAGACAGAAAACAATCCCATATACAAAATTCGATCATAAACTGGTTCTAGAATTCCATAAGGATCTTCCGGAATATCTATCACGGACATTAAAAATTCATTCAGTGGTTCCTGTGCAATCGCAGTAAGATCATCCATATCATCTGAGATTGCGGTCCCAAATTGATCCTGAGTAATTACTAAAACTCGATAATATTTGTCTAAGGTTCCAAGAGGATAATCTTTAAATTCTTCTGTATATGTACTCCGGCGATAGATCCAAACTTCATTCCCAGTTTGAGCATAATAATCAGGGGTAGGGGCAACAATTTCATAATGCCCATTTGTTATTGGAATAGGATCGGAAGGATCTGAAACCGGACCTTTTGAAACATATCTTCCAGAATTATATACATTTACTGCAACATACTGATAGACTCCAGTTAATTGTCCTTTAGCTCCGCCACGAAATTGTAAATCCGTTGCTACTCCAGTTATCGCCGCATTTCCCTGGAAGATAACTCTAATAGTTTTAATGTTGTACCACCACTTATCAACATTAAGTCTATTAGTAATTCCTCGGGTACTTGACCTTTTGAAATCTCCTCGGCGGCGGGAAAGTGTGGTCCAAGAATCAATTCCCTGAGAAAATTGAGAACTTTCAGCCTGTTCTAAGGTGAAGTCTTCCATTTTCCAATCAGTATAGAATTGTTCTAAACCATTATCATCTAACCAAAATTCGATACGGACCCAATCTGTAAGTTGTGAATCTGAGGTTCTGATAGACATTAAAAACATGTCATCGTCCATATTCTCAGATCTACCTTCTGTAAATGCTGTTGTATCAGTATTTAGATTAGCTATTTGAAATACAATTCTATTAGTGTCAGCCGCACTCAACGCCTGAACATAAGTAGAAGCAACAAATCCTGAACCTTCAAAACAAGTCCAATTAGACCAGGTATTTGCAATATAGATTCCTTGTTGTTCTACTCTAGTTACATCTGGGCGATCATTAGGTTTAGGTAGACCAAGACCACGAACTTCAGTAATATTATCCTTGAATCTATGACCAGGGGTACAAATAAATGTTTCACCCCAGCCAGTTCCGAATACGCAGAAATTTCCACCACCACGGCAGATTTCTTCATTTAAAGAAGTATTCATGTCCTGGCGGAAGATTTTACCATTATTAAGTGCGGTGTATCTAAATTTAGTATTTTCAGCATGGGTAGAGAATAGGGCGATTGGAAAATCCTCATAGGGGCCAGAAACAACTTTAGTACCTTTTACCAAGGACAATGCTCCATCCTTATCCAAACAAAGATTCTCCATCATCAATGGTTGAGTTACATTTCCATTAATGGGATCATTTGCAGGATTCCAGCCGCCGGTCCAATTATTGCGTGTTAGATTCATTTTTATCTCGCTACATCATTTAAATATCTGCGTAAATAAGCTAAATCCGAAGTACTCTTAAAAAGAGAAACAGCATCAGACATTACCATAGCCTCGGCGGCTGATATTAATTTATTCTCATTTAAATTAATTAAGATAGCATCATCCATTACTATTATATCAGCATCAGAATTTATAAAACTCATTACTATATTATAAACATCAGACAATGAAAGACTATCTCCATTAAGCTGTGAAATACTAAATAGTCTCTCAATGCGATCAGATAGAAACAAGAAATCAGATGCTGATCTATTTAAACTAAACGCAATTAATGTAGAATCTAAAAAAGCTAAAGTATCAATACCTACGACATTAAGAAGATGAGTAGTAGAAGATATCGCAATTGCATCAGATAAAGTAAAGAAATCAACGTCTTGTTTAGCATATCCACTTAATATATCTACAATGTCAGCCCAGTTATACATATTAGTATCATATCCTTCTTTACTGAGGATACTCTGAAATGCTACTGTATAACTAGTATAGACTAACTCTGATGGAATCCAAGATAGAGGTAATCCTGATTGATTTTCTTGGCTAAAATTAATAGCTGCATTTCCATATATAATTGCCAATGTTCCAGAACCACTATTTGGTATTTTTACCCATGCGGTAAATTCACCAGTATCGCCATCAAATGAGACTATTTTATGATCTAGATAAATTAAACTATCTATAGAAGGAGTAAAGACAATATCAAATCCACTTGTTTCATAAATCTTACCACCACTATCAATATTCTTTAATTCAGGATATACACCTGAGAATAAAAATGCAAAATTAGATACTTCAATTACTGGAGGAATATAAGTAATTACGGCTCCATATCCATAATTAGATATCATTTAAGTATCTCCTTATATATGAAAGATCGTAATTACCTGCTAAAACTGAATCAGACATCACTAAAGTATCACCTACAGATATGTTAGATAGTTCAATATTTAAACTAATTGTACCACTATCACTAAATGTTAAAGTATCATCTAACTCATAGTTATCGGATAAAGTAATTTTAACTAGATCTAGTAGACTAAAACTATCTACGCTTAATTTAGAAATAGCAAATAAGAGTAAGACTCTATCCCACATATACATAAAATCTGTAGCGGATTTATTTAAACTCCTTGTGAGATTAATTGAATCTGAGAATGAAAGAGTATCTGATGCCTGGGCGGTTAGGTTATATATTAACAAAGAAATAATCTGAGCATCAGATAGCGTAAATGAATCATTACCTTTTAAAGCAAATCCATTAATAAATATAGCCGTATCGTTAAATAAATTTAGATCGGATCCACCTAATAGTGTAAGTCCGGGGATAATAATATCTATATCATTCCAGTTATTAAGATCACTATCTCCTAATATATCGATTGGAAATCCAATATTAATTTCATCTTGTAGAGTAAAATAATCTTCTTCATATACAATATTATTCGCTTGAAGATGACCTGTTAATTGAAATCTTATTGAATCTCTATACTCAATTAAATCATTAAAAAATTGCGCAAAAGGAGATGTAAAAGAAAAGAAATCTACCTTTATAGCATCATATAGATACATTACATCTAGACCAGGATCAGTCTCTATAGCTATATCCTGACCAAAAATATATAGATTTAATGCAACTATATCATCCCATAAATTTAAATCACTAAGTACATTTAACCATGTTGGAACATAAACAAAATCTGATAAAGTAAAAGTATCAGCATGAGAAAGTTCTTGCGCGGCTGGATTTATTAGACAACTAAACTCTACAACAAATTGAGAAATATAAGCCGCAAAAGGAGAATTAACACTATTAGCATCAGACATTGACATTGTATCTGATGCAATTATATCAATTTCCAGTGTAGAAAAGAAAGTTGAGGGACTAGATTGATTATTATATTCAGTTAGAAGCCATGCAACTGGCCTAACAATATTAGAGATATGAACTTCATCAATCGATCCGTTAAAATATCTTCCTCCCGCGACTTGGTTAGAACCTAGATAACATGTTCCAAAAGTACCAGTAATATTACCCTTAGCTGCTACACTTTTATCTTGGATACCATTTATATAAGTGCGTAATCCGTCGGCGGCGGAATAAGAAAATCCAATTAAATACCAGACTCCTGTAGATAAAGCAGTTACTCCATCTCCATTACTTGCTACTTGCCCAGTTGCACAACTTACGAATACAGCTAATTTTCCAGTACTACGTAAAGATAAAGTTAAATCATAATAAGGAGTTGGATTAGCATCTTTAGAGATAATAGTAGTAAAATCAGAAAAAGATGTAGCTTTAACCCAAGCTGAGTATGTAACTGCTACATCAACTAAAGTGGCACCGGCTCCAGCATTAATATACTGAGAACTAGCAGAGGCAAGTCCTAATCCGCCATTTATTTTACCTGCCACTGAAGAAGGAGTATTAATGCCTGTACCATCATTATTATTACTAGTTGAATCTAATAGATTAGAATTACTAGGTACATGCCAAACGCCTTTAAAATTGGAATTCCAAACATTAACGATATCTTCTTGCGAAGTTGAAATTAAAGTATTACCATAGAATAAATAAATTGTAGTATTTGCTGTATGTGATAATGAAGGTATTTTTACCCAAATTACAATCTCTCCTGTAGTAGCATTATAAGATTCTACTTCATGAGATAATTTAGTTAAACCATCTACATCAGAACAAATAATGATATCATTACCATTAACTACTAATCCTCCATTAGCGATTGTTTTAAGATACCACTTAGTCTCAGAAATTAAAACAGGAAAATCAGTAAGGGTAGCACTAACTTTAGTATAATCGATAATTAGAGATTTACGATATGAATAACCATTACTATAACCAATAGTTATACTACCTAGATCAGTAAGAGTTAAAATATCGCTATACGTAATATCCATTATACTGTTATTTTAACTCCCCATTCAGACGCGTCGATATAACTTTTGGCCCAAGATCCACCAGCTGGATTAGTTAGCCATTGTTGATTAGCATTAATATAATCAGTGCCTAAGGTTAATTCTGATCCTTCATAAAAATTAGAGCCTTGTTTATTATAAAGTTTAACTTTTTTAGTCCCTGACTCTGCTTTAGCTATTGCACTTATTTGAGCTAATTTTGGAGACGACGCAACGGCAGGTACCAAGATTCCATTCTTTGAACCTATAGAACCATAATAAATATAGTTACTATCATCAGTTGGATTTTCATTTATACAAGAATATCTATCTCCGGCGGAGGGAATAAATTCAATATTTGATCCATCAGCAGAAGGTAGGTGAGTATAGATTCTTGATTCTGGTAGAATATCATTAAAGGGTGCGGCATCGGAACCATCATAAATATGGAAATTATCAATGTAGGCCATATGATTAATTCCACAGCACCCAAATTCTAAACCAATTGCATATTGATCTGCATCAGATCTAACTGTGGTATCTACTCCAGTTAATGAAAGAACATTAACGCCATCTCTATAGATATCAATAGTTCCACTTTGGTCTAAAAATACTTTCATCGTAAACCAATGCCATGAATCAGACGGCCAGGCATCAGTTTCACCAATATTGGTTCCATCACCACTTTGAATACCACCGCGGCGGGCCATTAGACCAGTATTATATCTGATTATACCAAATTGTCTATTACTATATCTATCTAAAAGACTTACCAAGGCCCCGTTGACATTATTACTCCCAGTAGAATATAGATATAGATGCATCCCAATGTAAATTGTTGTAGGACTAGCTCCAAATAATATTCTAGGTCCTACCCCAAATGCAGTTTGTAATGCGTTAAAATACCTGCCATAATTTAAATAGCCATCATTAAGATTTGATAATGCGATGGTTCCGATATTTTGAACATTCCACTTGCGTTGCATCAGCGCGGCGGTATTGTAATAATCGAAACCATCCATTATAATCATTTATTTTTTAGCCTCAATGAACATATTGTAACCATTTTCTTGTCTAGTAACAATTATATCACTTAGATCATGACCTTCTAAAACTTTCGTTATAGTTTTAGGTGTGAATCCATTGTAATGAAAGTCATAAGGTGAAGTTTGAGCACCATAAAGAACATTCATTACATTATCATCTACTACACCATTTATAATTTGTTCCGCCGCCCACTCAATCGTAGGTAGAACCATTCTTAGTTTTCCACCAATTTTGAGTACTCTTAACCATTCCGTTAGGACATCATCAAATTCCTTATGATTAAAATGTTCAAGAACATGACTAGAGAATACTAAATCAAATGTTCCAGTATCAAATGGCAAAGAACGAACGTCGCATCTATAGTCAGGATTCCATCTCTCATCAATGTCCACGCGGAGGAGATCATATTCTTGAAATTCCGCACCACGATTAATTGGTCCACATCCAATATCTAATGCCTGAAGAGTCTTTTCAGTTACTACTTTTCTCGTTGGCAGAGAATTCGCAGGAATTGAATAGGTTTTACCAGAATAGATATCAAAATGAGGACATATAATCGAAGCGTCTGCATAGATTTTATAATCCGTCTTTTCAATTACATTCTTACAAAACCACAGGTCCTCAGTCCACATGTCGGCATGATTTACACCATCTAGAAACTTATCTTCGTTTACTGTCTTAAAATAAGGTTTCTCTAGTTTGTCGAATACACTCATTCGGATTAAAGTTGCATCCATTCCGATACCTGTAATATCGAAATATTCTCCAACTTTCCAATCCCAATAAGAGCCATTTCCGTTACCGCGGAATACTAACGGGGCGGACGGTTCACACTTTGAGAAGTAAATTCCTCCAACAATTCCAAGAGTCTCATCATGTTCCATGCGGAAAATGAGTTGTCTCAAGGTGTGCGCGGGAATAACAACATCATCACCTAAGAAGAAAAGATATTTAGCCTTTAGTTTCTTAGCCTCTTCTACAATAAAATTACGAGCTTCATCTACGGGTTTTCCATATGTAGTTACAATATTAGCATTGTAATTCATCGGTGGAGTCATAGATTTAAATGCCCATGCCCACTCCAAATTTACCGGGCGGCCCAAAGTTGGGACACCAATTACTAAACCAGGTCCAGAAGCAACAAGTCTATTCATTTTATATTTAATCCTTATTATCGCGGTCTCTGATTCAAAAGATAAAGAGCATCAGATTCATCTACCAATTCACGAGTTGCGAAATTAGTATAATCTGTTAGATGCGGTTGAGCTTTTTGAGGAAGACCCAATCCACTTCTCTGATCTTCATTTGCAGCCCAATTCTCCAAACCTTGAAGATAATTTTGTCTAGCTCTGATTAGATTAGTTGATCTATAAAGTGCTGTAGCGGCTTCAGTCATAATATCAACATCATCGCTATCAGTACTATTTCGATCCAATTTATTGTAATCTTCCTGAGCTTTATCAAAAGGAAGAATATCATTAACCATTGTTACAAAGTCCATAATTTCTCCTTTTTAATTACTTACAGTATAACTAACTGCAAGAGTATTAGATGTAGTTTTGTTAATAGTTGAGAAAGTAGCTCTTCCAAGTACGGTTCCATTGGCAGAACTATTAAATAGGGCCATTTCTCCAAGTGTACTATTTCCCTCATTAGTAGCGAACGATACCTGAGCCTGCCATGAAGGAGGATTACTTGTAAGATTTGCGGTTGAGAAAGTACCGATTGCCTTTCTAGTTACTTCTGAAGCCAATGCTGTATCTGAAGTTGCTGGAGCGGCGGTCCCGGTTCCAACTCCCAGATAACTAATACTCTGGGCTGTTGCCATATCAGAACTAGCAATCTGTTGAAGTACCCATCGTCGCCCGGCGGTTACAATGGTATTTTCTTGCTTTCTGTAGTCAACTACTTCTCCTTTGGCATTCATTAGAGCAATCTCTAGACAGCCGCGGAGTTTAATCGTATCTTGCATATTTTTTCCTTATCTATAATGAACATTCTCAAAATTACTTGGTAGTTTAGGAGATTTTAAATTAGTCTCATTTGTTATACTCCTAGATCTAATCGCGTAAACCCCTGAATTGATGGATTTAAACATTGAAATTAGAAAATCATATTTTTTCTTAAAATATCTCGATGCTTGAAGATTTTGCCCTTTACCTTCTTTAGCAAATGCCTTCATCATTACATAGGCTTTTTTAGTCCGGCGGGCTATATATACTGGAATATCGCCAACACCCCAATAAGAGACAACGCATAAAGAAGAAATTCCAGCCCCGTAAACATCTCCTGTAGATAGCGTTTCGTTTGGAGTGGGATAGAATCTAATATTTTTTGAGCCAGTCGGATGTATACAATAGAATTGTGGTACACTTTCTGTTGCCTCAGATTTAACAGTCTCACTAACAACAAAACTTGCGGGGTTAAGAGAAGAGAGATCTTTAAAACTGATACCTGTTAAAGGTTGTCCTTTCCATGTAATTCGAATTATTGATCTTAAATCAGAGGGAAGAATATATGTAGATTTCCCTTTTGTAACCTCTAAAGCAGTACGGATATAAGAGCAATCAACTAAAGTTACAATATCCTCTTCAGCCTCAGTCAATAGAGAGTTTAAATAATTATCACTCCAGATCATCTTTTAAGCCCCCATCTTCTACCGGCATCTTTATTATTAACCCAGGTACTAAAATTCCCTATATCTTCAACATATTGATCTAAAGAAACTCGTGCTCTTTCCCATTCTTGTTGAGTTTCCAAAAGATCGCCTGTCGAATATTCTTCTATAGTTTTAAGATACTCATTGGGGAATTCTAGAACTGTATTTGAAGCTAAAGTAGGAGCCGCGGCTTTATAAAATACATACAAAGACTGGGCGGCTGGTTGACGAAATATTGCAATGTAACGATAGTTGACAATCCAGAAACATTCCGCCGCCCCTACACAATTTTCCCAATTAGGTCTTAATTTCTCAAGATATAATAGAGAAACCGGATCGAGCCATTGTTTTGTTACTGGATTATAAATTGCACGAACCGAAATTAAATCAGGAATTAGAGTTGCTAAATCATAATAGGTAGTTCCAGTGGTAATTATAGCAACGGAGTCTTTAACTCCCGTGAGAGCTGTAATTTCATCATAACCATCTTGAATGGAATTCTGTAGATCTATTGAGTAAAAAAATACAGAATTCTCATTCAGATTGGAACTAATTTTAGCTGCTAACTCTGCTTGTGTCATTAAAAATTTCCGTAGCTAAAACTTCTTCATACGTCTTATATTCATTATATTTGAAACATTTAATGATTGTATTATGAGGATTATTAGGTTCCTCTTTATGAAAAATTGGGCTAAATCCTAGAGTCTGTAAAGTTGGAATTAAAAAATCTGTATCCATCAAACTAACATGAAAGTCATCTTTTGAGAGTTGACGTCCAAATATTGTGGCTTTCCAATATTCTCTCTGACCTCGATAATTATCAATATAGTTTTGAGCACATTTTTTAAACTCGGGGTATGAAAGAAATAGCATTCCACCATGTACTAAAACTCGCCAAAACTCAGTTAGAATCTGATTATGTAATTTTTCATTAATATGTTCAATAGTATGGCTAAAATATATAGTCTCTACTGAATCATCTTTAAAAGGAAGACCTTTTACAATATCAATTACTTGATCAGGATTTACATTAGGATCAGAATCAATATTAATAAATCCTGGAAGTTTAGTCAATCCGCAACCAATATTAAGAAGTATCATATTAAAAACTATCCAAGCATTTCTTGTAATAGTCCTCTGTATTATCTACCCGCGGTTTAGATTCAACCAATGGTTTTTCTAATTCTTTATAGATTTCTCTATTTGATGGAGTGTAGATAGGTGGATAACCTAAATGACCACATTCAACTCCAAGATGCGCTCCAATCGTTGTCTCTGGAAAAGCTTCTTTAGCTTTAATACAGAAATATACATCTTCAGTATTAAAAGTTCCAGTGACAAAGAAAGGAGGCATCAACTTCTTCAAAAGAGATACTTTAATTAGACAACATGAAAAACCTACTGCCTCACAATCCAAAACTTGCCCATTATTATCAAAATCATTATAAAAAGTAAGTTGTTTTTCTTTATTATAATGAAAAATCATTGGATTAAAAGGATATCCACGGACAACTACATGACCCGCCGCAATGTCATAATCCATGCTTCGCAATTTACTGTATGCATCGATTGGGAGGAATACGTCATCATCTACAAACATTAGATAATCATATTCATTTTCCAATGCCACTCGCGCAGCTGTATTTCGCATTCTATCAATACTCGCCCGCGCGGGGGTAAAGAATGCAAATTCATCATTTGGAAATTGTTTAGCAAGTCTGAACCAAAATTGGCAATGGTTCGAATAAACTTGACTATCAACCGAGCTTAAGGTATTAACACCTATTAATGTTTTAGTCATATTTTTATTATATTCTGAAAGGGGAGAACAACCCGCAAAGTATATTCTCCCCTTCACTAATTTACATCATTCTTAGAAATGCCTTACAGAATCCAGTCGCGTATGATGCAACTGCGGTTACTGAGGAAGTGGAAGCTACTGAATCCAAAGAATCCAGAGTTTCACAAATTACAGCATAGGGCATAAATGCACTTGCAGCCTGAGCAGCCCCGGGATAAAATGCATTATTTACAGTATCAATTAGAAGTTGCTGTCCTACCGACATTGCGGCGGTGGAAGCATAAGCGTCGGTTGATGCCGCTCTAGTTCTAGCTCTAGCATACTTTACTTTATTACAGAATCCGAATATTTGCACCTCCCCATAATCATTTGGATTAATTGCGGCATGTGCAACTCCAAAAGCAAGTGCGGTTCCTTTTGCGGCAGTTGCAGTTACAGGAAGAACTACAGCGAGTCCATCCTGAGTTCCATTCATTACCAAAGAAACGGGATTTCCTTGGGCGATGGTTAGTGAAGATTCGGCGCTGCGGACGACCAAACTTACGGTGTCCTGTTTATTTCCAACTTGTTTAAATCTCATAAGGTTTATCTCCCTTTTAATCCTAATTTATCTCTTAGGATGCGGTTAGCGTGCGGGCGATCTTGGCAAGAACTCCCTGTTTCTTACGATTTGAACAAAGTACTTGACCCATCCAAGCCATATGTCCAACGCGAGAATCACCATTAATAGGTTTCTGGAAAGTCTTCCCGTTTTCGTCAGTCAACATAGAGAAATTGCGGTCCTTGATATAATCAACTTCAAAAAACTTCGTATTCAAGAAGATAGCAGTACCATTAGTGGTATAATTAGCAGTGTTGTTATAATAATCCGGAACCTTGTCATCGGAAACGATAATCGCCTTCTTAAACTTCGTGTTCTCAAAGGGGAACAGATTATCAGATCCGACTTGCTGATACTTCAAATAAAGTGCCTGGACAATCAGTTCCGAAGTGGTGGGATCGACAATAATCAAATTAGGCGCACCACCAACTCCAAGAGCCAATTTATTATACATTGCATCGAACTCGTTTAGAAGTCCGGTCAATGTAGTCGCGGTGGAATCTTTATTCTGATTCTGCCACCACGAAGAGGTACTCTGATTAATATTTCCAACTACAACAGAAGCAGTCGGATCATCTTGAATCAGGTGGGCGATTGGATTAATACTCAAACTTCCATTAGTTACGGAAGTGTGCGCGGTAGAAAGATATCCAGTTCCATTGCCCTGGAGAAAATGTTTAATCCAAGATTCCTGGAAACCCATTTCAGCCTGCAACAGTTTCGCCCGTACCAAATCCTTAATGCCATTACGATTTTGGATCACCTCCTTCATTGAATAAACAATCGGAATTGCCAACTGACGCCATTCGTAAACAGCCTCAGTAATTCCATCCATAGGAACGGTTGACAATTCGTCATAACCGTCATACGAATCTGCTTCTCCAAGTGCATACATCAAAGGAATAGTGAGAAACTTACCTCCTTCCTTAGCACGGTACATATCACTTTCTTTGATCTTCTTTAGAAATGGATTTGACGAACTAATGTTGTCAATCATTTCTTTCTGATAATTAGCCAAGCTCAACGTAAACAATGCGTCAAAATATTCAACATTGTTTGAAGGAGCTGAAGTACTTCCAAATGTAGCCATGTTCTATTTCCTATTTAGTTTTCCGAGTGCGATTTCGATTGCCTGATCGATAGTCTTAGAGCCTTTTGTTTCTTTAAGATTATCGGAGGAAATCCCCGCGGCGGACAATCTAGAACCAACGTCAGAACTATTATCGATCGTCTTTCTAGTACGCTCGATCTTTTTGATCTGTTGAGATTCCTCTTGTTTGGCTAGATTATATAGCCGCGTGATATATTTCTTCGTGGAGATTCCACCTGAAGGTTGAAATTCATCCATGAGTTTAGCAATTTTGGGAAATAGCTTCTTAGCCTCACCCTTGGTTTGTCTATTCAAACCATCCAACGCCTCATCAACTTCTTGTTCAAGTTTATGAGTCACTTGTTGATCGAGTTTAGTTTGAAGTCCCTTCATTTCTTCTCGAACAACTGCCTGAATCGCGGGACCAATTTTTGGAGCTAGGAATTTGTATTCTTCTCCAAGATGTTCCGCAACTACATCCAAAATCGTTTTTGTTGCTTGAGTTTGAGTTGCTCCCAATAGCCCGGCCTGTTTTGCCAATTCTTGAATAATTGGCATCGCAGTTTGCGGATTCTTCAACGCTTTATAAAGAGCCTTAGCATTCTCAATATCTGGATCAGGTTCTTCAGAGTCATCAGAATCTTCAGTGATTTCTTCAGTCTCTTCAGTATTAGAATCCTCTGTGGATTCTTCTTGTGTATCTTCAACTGTAGTTTCGTCTTTAACGTCTTCAGTCGAATCAATTTTATCGTCAGCCATTACTTTTTCCTTTTCTTAAGAATATTAACTAGTTTATTTTTGAGAATATTTACATCAAACTTCATCGGACCCATTTTTTTTACTAATTTCTTCATTATTGTCCCCCTTCAATTTGTGCGGTAGCTCCAGGTGCCATTTTCTCTACATTCTGTTGACCTTGATTTCCCTGTTGTAATTGTCCAAGAGATGTAATAAGAGAAAGTTTTTGAAGTTCCTTAATTACTCTTTCATTTCTATAATTACATCTATATGCAGTTTCTCGGATCAACATTGGAGAAAATGCAATTTGTGGAAATTGAGAGGTTAGAGAAAGAAATTCTACAAAGTTCTTTTTCTCTTCCTGGAACCGCGCGGGAGACATGGAAGTAATATCAACATCAATCCTAAAATCATAACCATCTTCTAAATCCTCAGATGTGACCCATTTGTAAGCCGCGCCTTTATCATTTACCTCACCTAACATATTCTCAGATGGATCAGTTCCCAACTTAATCCACGTTCCACTTGTAAATTTATCGCGGGCTAATAGAAGTGCCTCTCGTCCAATTGAACATACCCACTTTGCAACTTTAGAATCCTCACGCGACTCTCGTCGATTAGAATGATTTTCAATGAGTTTAGATTGAGTCGCGGTCATTCTATCTACAACTCCACGTTGATCTGCGGAAGTTGCGGATGCAATATTCATATCGTCGCGGGCGATCATGAAAGATTTATCACTTTCAGCCCCTAACGATGCGGTATCTATTGCAGAAATAGCTCCTGCTTGATTTACAGTAACTAATTCTCCATCAACATTACTTTCAAACTTTTCTTTCTCAATCTCATCAATCATCCCCTTCATTACTTGGAATTTGCGGATGAAACGTTTGCGGTGGTTCTTTAGTTGTTCGCGGGCATCATTAATCTCGTCTTGCGGAGAAACCCATTGAAAAGCAGGTGGAATAGGATAAAATCCAGAAGTACGCCTATCCCACCTAAAAGTGAAAAGAGGAATACGTGTAAACGGAGCGGACCACAATTCAACACAAGGAGAGTCAAGAAGTAAAAGTCTTTTTTGTTCTCTATTAGACCAGATATGCCAAATCTTTACTGCGTCTTCATGATTTTCATCATTACTATAAGATGATCCAGAATTATATGTAGTTCCTTCTTCAAGGCGGTCTACATTTCTAATTCCTTTCATTTTCCGCAGATCCGACATATACACCCAATCATAATACCCCACCCAATCACAGCGATGAAGATAAGAAGAGTCAATGCCACTAACTCTAAATCTGGTTGGATTAATTCGCTTGAAATAAATCTGTTCATTTTCTGGCAACTCATCCGGCTGTTTAATTATGCGATCATCTTTAGGATTTACGTTTTCCTTCTTGAATGATCTAAATAGCGGTTTACCAGCATTAGGATTTATAATCCAATCCGCCGCATAACCACATTCGACAATTCCAAAGCGGAATACCGAGTCAAGATAAGCTGCTTCAATCTCTTCTTCAAAGTGAGATCGCTCAGTTGAGATTATCGTGTTGAGCATATCTTCTTTAAGTTGTGCTGATTGAATTGCAAAACTCAAATCATAATCAGAATATCCTGGTTTCGGAGATACAATGAATTGCGGCTGGGAAAAGAGATGTGCGGCAATCTTCTCATTAATTGTAGAGTAGAAATAGTTAATTACATATGGGGCATTCTCAATATTCTGAAGTTTCCACTGAAATCCTTCATAATACTTTTCTAACATGTCACATTTAAAAAGACCTTCCCATTCTTTATAAGCGTGGTCGGCGGTGGCAAGTCTAGTTGTCCACAATGATTCTTCTTCAGGCATTTGATAATGGCCTCAGCATACTTCTTTTCTTTAATATGTCAAAATACGCAAATGATCGACGCGGCGGAATTCGTCTTGGTGCTTTTGACGGAACTCCATGCATAGCAATAAAATACCTAGTAGGATCATAAGCATGATCTGGAATCGATATTTCACGATCATCTGAATATAGGGTTTTACCATTAATATCACCGATCTTTTTTCGTCTTTGAGATTGTAATTCGGTGATTGCGTAGTGACATCCATAGGGATAATCTCTAGTTTTCTTTATAAAATAAAGTTTAGGTGCGTTAGGTTGCTTTGTAATAGGATGAGTTACATTAGGATAAATTCTAATCAATTCATTAATTCTATTTCTAGTTGCAAACTCATTATTATCCGCCGCGATCCACGAAAGGGGCGGTGCATCTATATCGGAAGTAATATATTCATCACTTACAGACCAAAATGCCCCATCTTTTTGTGCGGCTTTACGAAATATCGAGGGGTCGACATAATTTCCTGAATAAACTTCATCTCCGGAGAGATCATTTATAGCCCAGCGGTGGTCTGAGATTAGGCCATTTGGAACATAATATTCACGATAACAAATATAGATATTACCAAGAGCAGCAAACCACAAGCAGCAAGTAGGGGCAGAGTCGCCGTGATCCAAAGATCTAAACAACGAGGCCCTTTTACTAATTTGTTCGAGTAATTCATCATTTGGCTCCAATATTGATTGAGAATTTAATGTATGTATTTGAGCATCTGAAATACCCCACTCGCCGCGGTAGTATTTCTTAACCCATTCTTCATCCCGATTCAGCATTTGACTAATCGTCTCAATGTCACCTAAATTAGGATCAGTTTGAGCTTCAATCATAATATGATTAGGGAGTCTATTAACTGAATCGGGATGAAATCGTTGATAAATCCAATGAAATTGCGTATCGGGATTACATAACACTATCATGTACGTTGGAACTTTATAATTTCCAAGTGCTGTTTTAGGCCAATTTGGATTTGCATCTAAAAGATGTTGTGGTACTATTGATTTATCCCACCGCCCGATACGAGAGTCGAGAACTAAGTATATTGCCTCTGAAAGTTCTTCTGCTTGATCTAATAATACGGAGTTGATTTCTAGTCCGCGGAGGGATTGTTCGTCAAATTCGTCAAGATGCATCCACAAGATTTCGGAGTCATTTTTTAAAATCGTCTTACCCTCTTGATTATTGTGAGTCTTGATAAACTCTTGAGGACAGATTTTAAAGAATGTACGCATCGTTGTCTCACGGAGATCTTTTGCGTACTGTCGGGCGAATACCATTCGATACTTTGGGAAAGTTCCTAAAAGTCGCATTGCCTTTAAACATGCAGCATATGTCTTACCGTTGTTGAAACCTCCACTGAAACAAGTATTGCGTTCTACTAAGTTGTAGAACTGTTCTTGATACTCATTCCTAAATGTGACTTTAATATCCATTTATTTATTAATTTTAGATATATAATCTTTCATAATATTAGTAATTGAGATAGGAGAAATAGATTTAGGTAAGGCATATTTCAATTCTTCATATACAGTCATCATATTATTAGGAGAACTATCTAACATTAAAGTCTGTAGTGCAGAAGATGCATCACCTAATCCATGCTCTTCTGATTTAATTCCCCAGTTATTTAATACTTGTTCTTCAAAGGATATTTTATCATTTGATTTAGAAAATTGACCTACAAAATCAGACACATTTTTATCTGTGCTAGGATTTTTAGGAACTATAGATAATTTAGATTTTTTTCCTAAAACTCGTTTCATCTCATTTACTGCAGATTCCTCGGGGGTAAACTTAAAATGCGTTCCTTTAGTATCTCTTAGCTTAACTACTTCATTAATACTTCCACTGTCTGCTAATCCTACTACTGAATCATAACCTTGTCTCTTTAATAATTCTGCTCCGAGTCTTTCTTTCATTAATTCTTCAAGATGAACACTATGATGAACTGAAGTAGCTCCAGCATGAGAAAGAACTTGCTTTTGGACATTATTTGGTAGTTTTGCAAACTCAATCTTCCAGTTATCACCCTCACCAATTAATTTTTTAACCGCTGTTGCTAAACTACTAAATTTTTGTTCAGTAATAAAAGGATTATTTAGTTGCAAATCTTGAGTAATCTTTCGTGGACCTCCCTCGACACTATGAGGAGAATTCATATATGTTGAACCAGGATAAGTTGTAAAATGCCAAGAACCGCGAGCAGGATTAGCTTCTTCTAATGTAGCCTCACGTTGAAATCTAGTTAAATTTAGGGGAGATCGTAGGTCTATTCCCCTAACATTAGCTAATCTATCTGCAATTGCAGCATTTCTAAGTGCGCCAGGGATAATAGAAATATTCGGTGCACCGGGGGTATCTTGTAATACTGAACCATACATATCTGCATTAGAACGCATATTTAGAAGTTGATTTACTGCAGAATTACGAACTTCAGGGGGATTATTAGAAATGGTGGGTCCGGGATCTTGCGGTCGATTAGATCCCATTAAAGCATTATAGAGAATGTCTCTTAATGATGGCATTAAAATACAGTTACAATATCGTCCGCGGCTCCATTAATGATAGTGAGAATATTATTTTGGATTGTAAAATCAACACCCTCTTTTTGAAGTAGTCCATTGCGGAATACTTGAGTCGGGGTTGAAGAAATATTATAATGATTAGAGTCAATGGGAGTAATCGTTATATATGAATTAGATATATTAATGTTACTCCCATTGATCTCTAGGGTCAATTTTGAAAATTGAATAATAATCGTATCCGAGTAGTTAATAATTAGTCTCGGAGGTGACTTTATTTCCTGTACGGGCGGTTGCATTCAATTTCCTGACTATCGACCCAAGTTCGATTTTAAAAGCGTTTTCATAAAAATGTTTATGTCTGATATAATTTATAGAATGTTCAATACGATATTGTCGCATATATAATCTGTGACGACAAGTTTTACATTTACCACAATTACACATACCTACAATTTAGTTAGATTTCTTGTCCTCATATGCCACGGCGGATGGAGTTCCATCTGGATTAGATTCCGATGTTTTCTTAGCACTAATTACAGAAATAGTTCCTAGTCCAAGAATAACATATTTATTCGCGGCGGGTGGAATAAAAGGTGCCCAAATATTAAGCATTTGTGGTGCCCAAAGTACAATTTGTGCAAGCATTGATTTAAATCTAGTCATAATTATTTTTTCTCCAAAATATTTAGTTGCGCAACCATCATTTTCTAAAAACTATTATTTAGTGAAAGTAGTTTCATACGTCTTCGTCACCTTTCAAACGTCTTTGTTCTTGCTCTTCAAGATCGATCAAAAAAGGTCGTACACATATGAAGCGATATCCCATCTTTACACAATGTTCCCGCGCTCGATTAATTGCGGCAAGTAGATCTCCTTCATGAATAAACGTTTTCTGAAGTTGTGGAACTGTACCATATCTATAGTAAAGAGTCCACATTCTCGGAAGTTGTTTCGAGGAGTTGTTGGAAATAACCGGCGGCCCAGGGGTTTTATTATCCATTAAGAATTAGCTCTTTCAATTTTAAATGTAATTACTTTATCTTGATACTCACAAAAAGGAGTAGTACAAAAAAACTTTATATCTTGCGTTGTATCTTCGCGCGGCTCAAGCAAAACAGTCATATCATTTAGACATCCGCCGCAAACTGGTCTGTTAACGTATGTGACTATCATAAAATTATTGTCTCGGTATAAGAATATTCTGTTTATCGCCTTCAATTAAAAAGTTGATTTGCATCTCCTGCACGTTATCTTTGAGAACTCCGTGGAGTTTAAATGACATCTCGGCCGACCGCAACTTGATTCCGTCATCTCCAGAACAAATCGTTTCCGAAAGTGTATCTACTGTACGTTCAAGAGTTAGGCCGCGGTTATTAAGGATTTCGACTATTGAAGCTTTTTTAGGTTCTTTTACTCCAGCGAGATTCAATACTTTCTGGATAGATCCATCTGGAATTTCAACCGGCTGATCCATCGTGCGCGGCGGACTTATAACTTCCGCTGCGGAATCATAATAAAGATTGCCTTGACCCTCATCTGTAAAAGGTTTTAAAATCATATAATTCCTTAAACTATTAATCCACTCTGTGGTTATTCCCGTGGCCCTCCGGTGATATTTTAGATTTAATCCCCGCTCACGGAAACCGTGCGGATATTATTGTTGTATCTCTTTAGGGGTGAATTTTTAAGTCTATTTTTTAAGATTGCGTTCAGTTTCGGATCGAAATTCTTTAAGGTCGTCGAGTTTTGTTGAGATTTGGACAAGTCTTTCATTGACTTGTTTATCGTATTGATGTCTTTTATCACACTCATTTTGAGACTTGTCAAAATCTGTTCGGAGATGATTCAATTTCTGAAACAATACTCCGGAGCCAAAAGAAAGTACTAGAAACCCTATTGCGGAGAATTCTTTTATCAGAGTATCGTACATTCTAAATCAAAAAAATTTTCGGAGACTCTTATTTTAATCGCGGTGTCCCTAGATAAAGTGTATCATGGACCCGTTTCGAGAGTCAAATGTCTATCTCTCATGGAATCAGTGGGTTAGATTGAGTATACTCATCTTTATTGAGACTAAAAAATTATATGTATTTACTATGTACTATAATTATATTTACTTACCACGAGGGTCGATTTGGGTACATCGGGTAGCCTTCGGCAACAACAATATCAAGTATTAAACTATACATAATACATTGATACTGTATCTTTAACTACATTTAACAATGTAACATGACGTTACATATACAGTATAACATCATACAATATAGCGCAATACAGTATCAATGAATCAAGGATATAGATAGACATAAAGATGGCCCGACAAGATTTCTCTCATCGGGCCATTATTCAGAACTGAGAACTACTCAGTGTCGGAAGCGTTATCTTCCGTTTCTTCATCGTCCCCAGCTCCCTCGGCCGCAGTCGCCAAAACTTTGAGACTTTCAACAAGTGCTGGAGTGGATTTGATGAAAGCCATAATCATTGTGGTCTGCTTGGCGCGATCCTTTTCTTTGCTGTAGGGAGCCACGCCGCGGAAGTTGTTCACAAAGTCGAGAACAATCTTAGCCGACGGAATCCAATTCTGACCCTCCGCCGGAGTCAAATCTTTACGCGAATCCAAACTCAACTTGCGTCGGAGTCCGGCATTCAAGAGAGTATATAGATCCTCTTGCGATCCATTGAGCCGCTGAAGAACTTCTGGAAGGAAATCATCCTTCGGCAGCGGGGTAAACTTGACTTTCGACTCCAGACTCTCTCGCTTAAACGAGTCCAGATTGAATCCCCGGCGCTTGACTACGATCTCTTCAACTACAGGAGCCGTCTCTTCAGGCTTCGGAGCGGCGTTCGAATCGACTTCTTGAGTACTCATCACTATCTCTTTTCTAGACAGGACCAATCTATGCGGCCCTGATCTATCCTTATTATAGATGGTGCGGTGGAGGCGGTCAATAGCTATTTTCAACTATTTTTACTTTATGCGTATACTCCTCTTGACCCCAACTAGCGGCACGTGATGGGCCATCATTGATTCTAAAGGACTTATCCAAATAGGCGAATAAAGAGAGAACAAACAAGATGACATGGCTAGAGGAAACTCCTTCGATGGTTCTAGCACGTCTCAGACATGGCGATCGCGGGCTATCTGAAGACCTGTAACGAGTTAATCATCCTATGGGTGTGGTGTACCTCTCTGGAGCAGCAAGTGGGCCTGTAAGGTGTTGATTCAAGGGTAGTTAGAGATGGCTTTGTGCTGTATTTATATATGTAGTAATATATATAGGATATAAAATAACTCGTTTAAAATCAACACGTTAGCACGATCCCTGCCCATCGTAGCACACCCATCATACCCCCTTAGGCGAGAAAGTCTCTATCTCTATGATAACAAACGGCAAATACCTCTTGACACGTGCTCCAGACGTGCTATACTCATCACATGGCTACCCACCGCCCCTGCCGCTCCGAGGTCTCCACGACCACCGCGACCGGACTCAAGGCCACCAAAACAAACTAATTCCATGACTAAATACTTTGCAAAACTAACATCGGGTACTGAAGTCTGGTTATGGGAACACGAACTATTCATCTATGACATTGAATGTCTAATCAAGATTCAATTCATAGACTTCGCATACCACGCATAGGAAACAATATGGATTCAGAACCAAAAGATACCCCATTCGAGCCAGAACCACTTGACGACCCATTCAAGAAAATGAAAATGGAACTATTTACCCTCCGCGCGGCTATTGGTATTTCACAATTAGATTCGCCGGAGGAGCAACGACGAAAACTAACTCTTATCAATGCAATCAGATTAGCTCAATTTCCACTTCATGGCTCCGACCACGAATGGAACCGCCGCGACTCCCTTGCCAACATCCCATTTCTCATTGAAAATCTACCAATTGAACTTCTCGAAGATTGGGTAGAGATAAACTCTATGGCCGTGGCCAATGTCTCAGCCTATCTCAAGGGTTCCGCTCTAACAATTCAGGCCCGTAGGAAACAAAAATCGAAAGAAGAAGAAGAGAAAGCCAATGTCCAAAAAGAGAAAGTTCAGAGATCTCAACCTGCCGCCCGCGTTCAACTTTCAGAGGATAAGAAAATTGATAAAGCCCTGAAGAACTTCATGAAGTTAGGAATGACCGAACAAAAAGCTAGAGAGTTCTTAGCTCAGTCCATGAAATTTCAAGTTGAGGAATAACACAATGAGTTACTATTTACAAATTTTCGGATTCGATGACAACGACAAACAAAGGTGGATAACTGCGCTCCATCTTAACTCCGGAGTAATTGCGCTTGATGTACAAAAATTACTCCTTGAAGATAAACCTGAACTGAAAATTAGAATTCTGGAACAACCCAAAAGAGAGAACAATGAAAACCAAACATAACTTCGCCTTCCTAGGTCCAAAACAATTAGACCTAGTAATCTCCTACACAACTAAGATTGATTCATATGGACGTATTGTTTACGCCTATAAGAATTGGTCAATACCATGTCCGCCGCGACTCTGGAATTTCCTGTTCAACTAACCGAAACGGATAATCCATGCCTTAATCTCTTTCGCACGAGAGATTAAGAGATTGATTATATGAAACTAATAAACAACTATCCAATTTACCTTGCGCCGACTCTATCTGATATTGAAGAGTTAGGGAAGGATCATTGGGATACACTACGAATTTTAGTCGTCAATGAAATCAAGTCAAAAGTATGTCCGTATCCTGAAACGCTAGTAATAGCTTCTGGATATGGCAATACTCACAATAATTTAATCCAGGTCGCCAGAACATTCTATGCAACTCTAGGTTATCGACATATATTCAGCGATGACTATATCGCATTCCACGTTCTGAAAGTAGCATACTTCAATGTTGATTCAGTATGCTCAACAAGAGATTGCCAACAAATGTTTCCAAGTAGAGCATTTCAGAAATTCTTTAATCCGGACCACGCCGCTATTTTGACTATGATGTTTGAACTACGAGGATTAAAGGTTCTATGAAACTCTCACATCAATGTCCATACTGTGACCGCGTCGTTGAGATCATTTCTGAACAGCAATCAATGGGACTCTACTTGTATAAGTATGATTGTGGACACTCTGAGTTCCGTAAGAAACTAGAATTCAAAGATACCACCTACTCTAATCTCGATGGAACTAAAGAAGCCTATCAATTTCAGATTGATGGTATCAATTTCGCCGCCCGGACTAATTTCCGATGCATCATTGCAGATGAAATGGGATTAGGCAAGACTATACAATCGCTACTTGCGGTACGTAACGCCAAGTTATTCCCTTGTGTTGTATTGGTCCGCGCCAGCACTATTTACCAGTGGATTAAAGAAATTCAGAATTGGGCGTCCAATCATCCGCTGAGTGTATATCCAGTGACAGGAACCGCAATTCCACCAATTGCCGGATTTGACTTTTATGTTGTAAGTATGGATACCTTGTCCAGAAACAATACTTACGAGAAATTAGCTAAGTTGAAACCCAAAAGCGTAATCATAGACGAATGCCACTCATTCAAAGATGAGTCATCGAAAAGAACAACATCTCTGATTAAATTCTTTACCACCGCCGGAGACATCCCACGACTCCTCTTGTCTGGAACCCCAATCAAGAATCGTGCTAATGAGTTCTTTACTCCATTAAATCTAATCGCGCCGGACGTATTTAAATCGAAAATTAGATTCGAGCGCGATTGGTTAATTCAAGATGATAAAGGACAATACACAAGATTGAAGCCCTGGAGAATTGACGCGTTCCACGAGTTACTTTCTAAATTCTCAATCCGCCGCGAGAAGAAAGACGTCCTCACCAATCTGCCGTCGCTGAAACGTAATTACACTTTCGTAACTACATACGACCCAGATATTAAAGAACTCTATAATTCTGAGTTAGATCTATTTGAAAACTTCATGCAGAATGGAGATAAGATAGGTCCAACTGGAATTCTAGGATGGCTTGCAAAACTTCGGGGTATCACGGCAATGGGAAAGATTCCATTCGTATCGGAATACATTGCAAATTATCTTGAATCCTCAACTGAAAAGATCTGCGTGGGAATTCATCACCACTCAATGCGGGACGCACTCAAAGCAGTATTCAACTGTCTAACTCTCAGTGGTGAGGATTCGGCTCTTCAGAAAGATCAGATTGTTGAGAAATTCAGAGATGAGAATCAACTATTGGTTGCCAATATCGCTAGCGGCGGATTAGGTCTTAATCTTCAGTTTTGTGCCAACGCTTTAGTTGTTGAGCGGTACTGGAATTCCGCTGATGAAGAACAATTTGAAGGACGTTTTCATCGCAACGGACAAACTCAAGCAGTCACAATTGATTATATGATGTTAAGTGGAACTATCGATGAATGGTTTCATGATCTCGTCACTAAGAAAAAAGAAATCTTCAACGAGACAGTCAATAACTGGAATATCGAATCAGACTCAGATAGTCTAAAGGATCTAGCATGGCAGACGATAAACAACAGACTCTAACCGGAAACGAACAACTAATTTCAAAAATTCGGAAGCTACTAGAATTGGCTTCGAGTCCAAACGAAAATGAAGCGCGACTGGCAATGGACCGCGCTCAAGAATTAATGGCCAAGTATTCTATTTCTCTAATAGATTCACCTGAAAAAGAGCAAATAGTTGAAGTAGAATATATTCCACCATTTGAAAATTCTGGAATGCGAGAGCAATTACCTTATATTACTAACTTAATTGCTAAGATTTTTAATTGTGTTGTTATAGCACATGGAAATAAACCATCTATCATTGGATTTGAATCTAATATAAAAGTAGCAACATACTCATTAGATTGTATTCTCAATCAGTGTTGGATAGATTTTATACACCGCACGGACAAATCTTTCAATAGTTATTTCTCTTTTTGGTTAGGTGTTCGACGAGCACTAGTTGAAAGATTTCATATTATGACTTCTAATGAAGTTGGAATTGTTGTATTCAACCAAGCAGAAGACTTTCTAAAAAAGAAATACACCAATTTAATAAAAGATCGAGGAAGTAAAGTATCTGGAGATATTTTAGAAGGATATCGAAGTGGTCTGACCGCCCAGATGCGTCCGGCGGTAGAAACTAAACTTAGAGGAAACTTACTAAAATGAAATTAACAATTCACTGGCTAGGACTATTGATTCTAGTTCTTGGATTTTGGAAGATAGTCGTTGGAATATTCTATATCTTTGGAGATTAACATGGACGAGAAATTTTACATCGGTGACTCCGTTTATGGTGAGTGGACAGTCTTTGGAGAACTAAGATTATTTTTATCTAATGGGTATTTTGAAGAGCATGAAATTATTTTAGATCCTCATTGTCTAGAAGTTTTAGAAGGGATTCTAAAAACAAGACGAGATTTTATTAAAGATAAAAAGGAGAACTAAGATGGATTGGATATGTAAGAATTGTAATGAGACTAATGATGTTGAACAATCTATTTGTAAAAGATGTAAAAAATTCTTTAAACCTGAAGTTTATGTCTTTCTGAAAACTGATTGGAAATGTTTAAAATGTGGCGTAATTAATAATAAAGAAAATACTTCTTGCTGTAAATGTAATAATTATCATGTTTGGAAATGTCCTGATTGTGGAGCATTTAATCAAAGAGTATATGAAAATAATGAGTGTAATACTTGTCCAAAATGTTATTCTAAAGTAAGTTTTAAAGACACAACAACAGAGAATACTATGCCATCTAAGATGAACGACGTATTTAAGATTGAACCAGAGACTAAAACTCTCAAGACAGAAATTCGTTCAGATATTTCTCTTGAAGTCGCGGTGCGTCATGCCTATGTTTATGTTCAGGACAATGATAAAGGCCACACCAAAGTTGAATTTAAATGTGGTAATTGCTGGATTGTCGTAGCCAAATTGAAAGGATAATCATGAACGAACTTTATTATATTCAGAATAAAGGTTATGTTGGAAATTGTCTTAAATGGTGGAGAGAAGGAGGTCATGGCTATACTTGTAATCTTGACGAAGCATGGAAAGTCTCAAAAGAGAAAGCAGAAGAAATTTGTAAATCCAGACCTAAAGAAGATATTATGTGGAAAGTATCTTTTGTAGATCAAATGGCTGAAAGACATTTAACTTCTTTTAATTAATTGAAAGGATAATTATGGACCCACATGAATTAATTCGATTGTACAATGAAACAAAATTAACGAAAATTGATGAATGGGGCATGGATTTTGAGAGAGAATTTGAATCACTTTTAAAATTAATCAATACTTTCCATGTCGATATTACTGAAAAGTCTTATGAAGAAGTTATGGATGAGATATCTATTCATGTTGCATCAATATTTGAAGATGCAGAGAAATTTTTAAAAAGGAGATAAAATGACATTAACATCAACCGCCCACGTATTTACAGAAACCAAAGCAGAAATTGAATTACATACTGAAGTGAGAAGTGGTTCATATAGAACTATAGACTATCTAGATATTGGAGATTTAACTCTAATTTTTAGAGATATCACATTTTTTGGGTTTTTAGAATTTCTTACTTCTCTAAAATCCAAAGAATCAAATCTAAGTTATAACGATATTAAAAATAAAGATAAAAAACCCTTAGGAGAACATTCAGTAGATTATATTGCACCGCAATTTATCGAAACTCTTTCAGATGAGATAAAAGATGAGTCAATTTAACTTAGTTTTGGATTCCAGTCAAATAGTAGCCTTCTTGGAATGTCCACAAAAATGGGTATTCCAATATCAGAAGAATCTTGAGTTGAAAGAACAGCAACATCAAGGTTTCAATAAAGGCACTATTGTTCATGGAATGTTGGAAAGATACTATAAACATATCCACGAGTCATGGCCGACCGCCCAGGCGATTGTTTTGGCCAAAGTAAGAGACGAGCGAAAAGAATTAGATATTGACGACGATACGTTTAATCTTCTTCTTAACCGTTTCATTAATTACACCAGCAGATATCAAGATGACTTACTTCCTGTTGAACACAATGGAAAATTGGTTATCGAATCCGGTTTCTCCTATCCAGTTATCAATAATGATAGATTCTTATTTATCCTTGAAGGTAGAATCGACATCATTGCTAAATTCGATTCCTTCGTGGCTATTGTAGATCACAAAACGCAGGCACGATATCGGAGATTCTATCCATTCTCAATCCAATTTATGAATTATGCTCTGGCGATGGGTTTAAACAGAGTCATGATTAATGTAATTGGATTGCAGGAGAAATTCGATGAGAAGAATCTATTCCGCCAGCCGTTTTATTACTCTACAGAAAAGTTAGCTCAGTGGAAAAAGAAACTAGAATTAATCTTTTATCGAGTAGCCAATGCCTTGATTCTCAATTCTTATGAAAAGAATGAAGCGTCGTGCCCTGGTAAATATGGTTATCCCTGTGATTACTGTAAGATCTGTGAAGAGACTAAACCAGAGATTATTGACAACATAATCAAATTCAAGTATAAGGAACGTCCTATTTGGACTCCATGGAGCGAAGATGAATAACTACACGACTAAAGAAATCAATGACGCCACTGAAAAAATAATTGATATATCAAATGATCCAATTGTTCTTAAACAAATGAAGGAAATAATCCCAATCATTGCTCAGTCAGAAGTTTTTAAGAATTTTAGCAATAAGTGTGATGTGAACGAATTTAAATTAGTTGGAATGGCTCTTCATTTTGGTATCAATTTAGGTATCGTGATTGAACAAACTCGTCACAAAATTAAAATTTTAGATAAGGTGGTATGTATTGATTGTCAAAATGGAGTTCACGAACAATCCTCAGCCACAGTATGCGACTGTGAATGTCATAAAGGAAGTAAATTAAATGCGTAAAACAGGATATTATTGGATAAAACTTCATGATATTTCTGAATGGGAAATAGGATATTATTCAGAATCCATTAATAGATGGACTTTAAATGGTGATGAAGAAGATTATAAAGACTTTGAGATTAGCCTAATAGATGAAACGAAAATAGAGAGAAAATTTGAATCTTTTGGTATGAAAGCAACATCTATTCAACGAAAAATAGAGAGGAAATAATGGCATCTCTTAAACATCCACACATTTACAAGCGTTTAAAAAAGGATTACTACAGATGCGTTCACCCTGATTGTACTCATTTCATTCACAAGAAACTTTTGTTAGGTAAAAGAGCCGCATGTACAGATTGCGGTGGTGAGTTTATTCTTACTTATGAGAATCTCCGCCGCGCGGCTTGTAAATGTCCTATGTGTAGTAATACCAAAGAGTCTAAAATGGCTCAACTTGCATCTAGTGTAATGGAAAAGATTCTGGAAAATAATGCTATTAAAGATGCTAGACTTGGAGAACCTATAGAACCATTAGAGGAAGAACATGAGGAAATTGACGAGTCCGAGCGATAATCGTAGAAAATGGTTAGAATCTTATGGGTGGAAATACATAGGATCACGAAAGGGTAAGAGTTATATAACTTATATCTACCTTAGGGGTGACAATGTAACATTTTCTCAAACTAGAGCAATAGCATACACTCGAAAGTATTTGATGAGGCATATATGAAACGTTGTAAACTTTGTAAGAAAATAATCTGGCCTTGGCAAGATTGGGTTAAAGACTATATTTATGATCTATCTGATAGATTGCATGTAAAGTGTTATCGTGTATGGTTAAACCACAGAGATAAGACGAGGAAATATAATGAAAGCATCTGAGTTAAGACCAGAGTCAAGATTTTTCGGTATGTTCATAGGTAGATCTAAAAGTGGAAAGACCGTCGCGGAAGCATCTTTTCCTAAACCAATGATTATCTATGATGGAGATATGCGCGCGGAGGGAATTTATGCCGGCCGTAAATGGCTTCCAGAGTTAGACCAAATCGAGATTAAACGATTTCCGCCGTCCAAGGGATTTTCCGAACTTGAGAAGGAATTAGAACTCCTCAAAATTCAGATTCAAGGGAAACAATCTAACATCAAAACGATTGTAATTGATTCTATCACCTCATTGAATCGGATGTTTATTACTGATGCCCACGCCTTAGTTGATAAAGGTAGAAAAGTTGGGAACGTAAGAATGTCCGGGCCCGCGGATTATGGTTATGAGGCTGAGGCATGTTATCAAATGTTTGATTACCTCAGATCATTTCCAATCAATGTAATCGTGTCTGCACATATTGTTGATGTCTATGGTAAGATCGATCCATCTAAAGAATACTCCGACTCACAAAAGATTGGAGAAAAATTGTCCATTAGAGACAAGATTGGGGAAAACGTTCAGATCTATTTCAACGAAGTTTATCGTTTCTCAAAAGAGGAAGATATTCAAGGCAAAGTAAGACATTACGTTCAGTTTAGATCCGACATTGCCGGAACGTGTTACGCATCTCTTCCAGATGGAAAGATTGATGTCACAGGAAAGAATTTCTACGAAGAATGGAAAGGGATGATTAAAGAAAATGATTAGCCTTAAAGATCTTCGAGACATAGAAATTACTGGGATTAAGTCATCTCAGTTTCATCCGACTATACTTAAATCGGCTATGTCCGCCGCGATCGACGAATTTATTCCACGAGTTATTAAAGGTCTTGATGTAGAATTTATTGAAAAGGAGCCACGGCTATATGAAGTAAAAATTACTGGATCTATTTTAAACCCAATTCCATGGTATAATCTAGATGAAATCTTAGGAGCTATATCTACACAAGAAGTAGATCAAATCAAAATTACTTTAGGAGAAAGTAAGAATGAAGATCCTGATTGAATTGACTAAAGAATCATCTCAAGGATATGCGAATGCTAAAGAGATGCTAGACGAGATGAAAATGTGTCTCGAAGAAGAGTTGTTGTTGGATGTAGTTAAAATTGAAGAAGTGAAAGAAGAGGAAAAGTAAAATGACCATTTTGAAGATTTCTAAACAGGACATTCTCCGTCAATTGCCGGTTGAACCAAACTGGTATAACGTGACGGTTAAAAGCGTTGAAATGATTGCATCGAAAGATAAACAATCTGTCAATGCTAAGACAGGATTTGAGTTGGAGAATGGTCGTATTCTATATACAAATTTCAACTCCAAAGCAATGGGAATGGCAATTCCTTTTGTTGAAGCTGTCATGAATAAGAAGATTGAATCCGAAGATTTTGAATTTGATACCGATAAACTCATCGGCAAACAACTTCAGATCAAGGTTATCAATGGAACTTACGAAGGTCGGGTAACTAACGATATCGCTGATTATCTTCCTTTGGGAGCTACCAGAACTGAAGAGTTCTAATTAACTGGATCGTTTCCCCCGTTTCCGTTCCATTAAATCGTGTAAATGGGGACCTTAAAACATGAATATATCTATTTTTTGGTCCGATAAATTAGCTGTACCATCAAAGAATTTCGCTCGATTTCTACAAATGTTAGCAAATCGTTATATGGCTGGTCATTTGAGATATGGACCGCCGGACAAGAAAAAGAAGTATCTCACTCGATTGAAACTTGAATTGAAAGAATATGAGAGAAAAGGTAATGCTGAGAATCTTAAAAATGTCGCGGTCTATTGTGCATTAGAATTAGAATGTCCTGAGCATAAAAATCATCATGACGATTCTACAATAGATTCAGTTACAAGAGGATTAGGGTATGAATGAGATTATAGATTATTTAATTAGATGGGTAAGTGAATTACCAAAATCTAGAGAATGGCATATACATTATACCGGAAATGAAATAATAGACATATCTATATCCGATTATAAATTTAAAAATGATATTGAAGTATATATAAGTGAAATTCATTTAAATTCACTACTTCAAAGAGTTAAAAATCTAACAGAGGGAATATGAGTAATTTACATTATGTTGTAGTTGGACAAAGTATAATTATATTAGCAATTGTATGTTATATTATTATTCTTTGGCGAGATGTGGTAGGTCTAGCTAAATTAGCATCATTGTTAGATACCCGCCGCCGATGCCTTATTGATTATCGAAGATCTTTTATACTACGGCGTGGATTGCAAGAGAAGAGACGATTAGTATGATTGTTGCTAATGGACCTGATGCGGCTGAGATAATGCTGGTAGGTGATTATGCTTCAAAGACAGATGTTCAAATAGGATCTGCACTTAATAATCTTTCAGGAATTAAACAGATATTTGGTGATAATGGTTTTAATATAGATCAATGCTATAAAACATTGTATATTAAAAACGGACTATCTTATTATGGAAAAGCAAAGAAACTATTTAACAAAGCTATTTTTGACGCACTAAAGGAGCCAATTAATTATCAATCAATTCTATTCAATGAAATTAAAGAAGTTCAACCTAATGTAATTGTGCCACTCGGTGAGTTAGCTCTAAAAATACTTGCAGATGTGTCTGGAATAGAGAAATACCGCGGCTCAATTTTACCACTCAATCCTATTATTCAGTCACAATTACTTAAACCAATAAGAGTAATTCCTACCTATCCGCCGCAGCGACTCTTTGAAGATTGGTCTTGCAGAGTTATTGCCAATTTTGATATTCAGAGAATTCTTTCTTATAGATCTCGAATGGACCCATTAGTTGAGCCGGGAAATTTGTGGATCTGTAAAACTGTTGATGCCTTCCGTAGTTTTCTCAAGAGACAAAATAATCGAGAATTTGTTACTTTCGATATCGAAACTGTCGCGGGGTTCTTGACTTGTATTAGTTTCTGTTTTGACGGTAATGAGTCTATTTGTGTTCCACTAACTGATCGAGATATGGACCCTGGTAATAGGACATTGTTGTGGGCAGAAGTAAATAAAGTATTAAAATCTTCAATAGGTAAGGTTAATCAAAATATAAAATATGACTGGACAATCCTCGAAAGATTCGGGTTCAATGTTCAAAACATTATTGGCGACACGATGCTTGCGGCTCATTTACTTTACCCGGAACTTCCTAAACGGCTGGATTTTTGGACTTCGATTTATACTACGCAACCCTACTACAAAGATGAAGGAAAAGGATTCGACCCCCGCAAACACAATAAGTCTCAATATTACTTTTATAACGCAAAAGACTCCTTGGTAGCTTGGCAAATTCATAAAGCACAACAGACAGAATTAGAGGAGGCTAATCTAACCCCTTTCTACAATAACTATACTATACCATTGATGAAATTGTATAAGAAGATTGACGATCATGGTATGTTAGTTGATGTAGAAAAACGAGAATTTATTATTGCCAAGTATTTAGCCTTTGCAGATCTAAAACAACGCACGATAGAAATAATGTGCGGCCATCCAGTTAATTTAAACTCCCCCGCGCAGGTCCAGAAACTAATCTTTGAAGAACTAAAGTTTCCTAAGCGCCATAAACAGAGCGCGGA